CTAAATCAATACTAAATACGTTTTTTGCGTATTCAGATAATTGATCTTTGTCGAACTCAGTTATATCCAACATTAGAAATTACCTACGTTTGCCCAAATAATAGAGATTGTCCCGGTGATCGTTTGTGTAGCATCAGCGTCTACGTCACCCGTAGTAGCAAATGCGGTATTTAACCATACAGGCGTTGCCGTTCCAGTGCCATCAAAATGCGCTGGTGCGCCTAAAACCGGTTTAACCGCAGTACCGGCCACATTGATTGTGCCTGATGAGGTAAACGCTGTAGAGGGGGCTAGATCAACCATCGTACTAGTTAGCGATACATTGGATGCTGTAACAGAACCTAACGCAATCGCGCCGGTTGAACTGGCATTTAATGTTGATGCAAGCACAGAGGTGGTAGTTTGCGCTAAAGTAGAGGTTACATCCAATACCGAAATGCGCCCGGTAGGAAACGTAAAAATCTTAGTTCCCTGGTATTCAGTGCCGTTTACAACCGCTTGCGCGATAGCAGTAAGGGTAAATACAGATTGAATGAACGGCCCTAGCTGTTTATGCGCGACAGACAAGCCAGTGACTGCCGGGAGCGTACCAATCACGCCGCCGCCGGTCATCGTTATTTTTCCTACAACTAAATCTTCAAACATTGACATGTTAAAATTCCTTTAAAAAAGGCCGAGTTAACCCGGCCTTATGTGGTTATGCGGACTTAAGCAACAACAGGTGCAGTCAGGATGTAGGTTACTGAAATTTTAACGACAACTGTGGCCGCTGTGCCTGTAGTTAGAATCAAGTCAACAGTATCGGCGGCAGCATAATATTTCATCACACCGTAGGTTGGAGTAGTCGTGGCGTTAAATGATTGTGCGTCAGCTGACGTATTACCGTCGATAGCCGAAGCAAAACCCGAAGTTCCAGAACCGTCGCCAATGCCGAATGTACAAGTTGCTCCTTCAACGGTAGTAACTTTGTAAGCTACTGCAATAACTAAAGCACCGGCGGGAAGCGATATCAATTCAAAGACATTGGATGTCGCTATAGCCGAACCTTTATAGGTCGTTGCATCAGGCCCGGAAAAAATAGCTGATACCGTTTTAACGGGTGTTTGAGCAACAATCTGGCTGTGTGGATAATTGGCCGGACGTTGCGTTAGGGTATAAGTAGTCATGATTTTTGTTCCTTACAAGTTATTAAACGATGATAGCTGGCATAGACACCAATCCCGCAGGAATCAATGTTTTAAACCCGTAAACATTTAAGCCGCGTACTGCATCACCGAATTTTGTTTGAAGACGTAAATTCTCGACCTTAACGATCTGCGAGGCATAAGTGACTGCCGATTTTTGACCCGCCAAACACTGATAAGTTGTCCCGGATTTTGCCAAATTATTAGAAACGTAGACAGTTAATCCGCCAACTGTACCCAGCCTGCCGTTAGTCATTCCGGTACGTACAATTGAAGTATTATCGCCTGATAATGAAGCGTTTTTAAGGTCAGATTTTTGAAGATACCCAGCCGCTTTGGGTGGAATGAGAATCCAGCGCCCATCTTGAGGCAGGTTGTTTTCATCCATCTTAACCTCGGCATCGATTACCCAATCAACGACATTGGTTTTATCCATAGTCAAAGTTGATAGGACGTTTGTTGCATCGGCATAAACTGATTGGATTACGCTTTGTTCAATTGCAATTTTCATTTGAAACGCAGAATCTTGAGTCAACTCATTCATTACCGGGATATTCGATTGAGTCGAATCAATATCATCGATTTTAAATGAGAATGTTTTTGCCTTATCTAAAAGCAAATCAATCTTTTCATCGACAATATCTTGGTATTGAATGTCCTGGTTTACCGTATAATCGGTAATTTGTACAGTTGGACGGGTGCGAATTGTAACCTGACTGCCCTGTCCTTTGATTTCCCCTTCCCACAGGGGTGTTACCGTTACAGTTCTTTATCTGTAACTTCTAACGCTTCTTTTTCTTTTCGCGTTAGGTCGGACTATATCTTCACACTTTGCCTATTGCTTTACGTTGTAAATAATAACAGGCACCACATACGCCTTTGCGCCTATGATTACCGAATGTATTTAAACCGCATTTAATGCAATTAGTAGAATGTGTTTTGCACTCTTGGACGTTTAAGTTTGCCACATGAGCCAACTTATATCGCATTTCTGGTATTATGAAGGGAGCGATAAGTTTAGCGAACTTCTGAGATGCTTCTGTGTTCATGCGTATTGACCAATTACCTTTCTCAAAGAAAGTCTTAACTTCAATATCATGAGTATCAATAAAATATTTTACTATCTCAGTTGCTTCGGGCAATGAACAGCAAGTTGATATATGCGTTATGCAGGATGAACACCATCCTTCTTTATTGGTATTTGTGTTGGCTGATCCATCATCCATATACCAAATAGCTATACCATGTGGAGTAAGATAACTTAATGACTGTTTGGTATATGTCTTTATCCCATTGGGGTACATAACACTTTTCAACGTCTTAAAATATTTGTTGCTTTTGGTAAGAAGCACTTGGTTATGCACTTTCCCCAGGGTTGTAACAGTAGTTTCTTTTACTGTTGCATTCCCACCAAATATTTTTCTAATCAAATCGGCCTTGTAATCAAGATAAGCTCTTTGTTTATAAGAATGCTTTATTCTTAGTTCCGACTGAATATAGGCGTATTTACCATCTTTTAATCTATCTCTTACTCTGAGGCATCCATCACCAAAAACCATTCCAGTGAGAATTCCTCTGTCTATTCTGTTCATTTTTGTATCCTCTCGGCATTAAGCCCGGATAAATTACTTAAAAATCTAGTCTCTGAACCGTCCCTCTAAAGGGCTTGGCTGCTGATTACCATTTCAGGTTTCCAGCAATTCACAAAATATTATACTCTAACCAGGATAATTAATCAGAGTTGCAAATGTCCATCAAAAAACATTGGGCATAAAATTTGTTGTTGAGTTTTTTACTCCATACCGTTGGATTAAATAATCCGTTTGGCAGGTTATTACCTGATCTTGTGACTGAAACTGGCATAAATAAAATTCCTTATAGGATAGTGCTGTTTATCAACAGTGTGTTTTCGATTAACTAATAAATTTCACCATTCGCCATCGCTATATCTATTGCATCCTCATATTTCATGAACTCTGCACGAGACATTTTAGCTATTTGCTCATTGGTAAATGTTTGTTTTTGTTCGGGCTTTTGACCCTTGTTGATTGTTGGACTCGCCGCTGCTTTGGCCTGTGCTAGTTTATCAAGCTTTGTGATAGAATTTTTTACGTGTACAGAACTTGGGTGATCTGCTCGATATAAATTCAACGCTGCAATTACATCTCTTGATGTACCTTGCTGCAACGCTTGTTGGATCATCGGTGCTTGGTGTACGTACCAATCAGCGTATTCATCCGAGGCAACAATCTCATCAAGATCGGCATGATGTTCTTTTATGTCATCAAAATGCTTACTTGATGCGGTTTTTTGTTCGTTTTGTTGAAAGCGGTTAGCGACGGATTTTACATTGCCAACATCATCTGTGACTAAAGACAATTTTTTCTCTAAGTTTGAGATTATCTTAAGCAGTGGATTAGTAACTTCCGGGAATATTTCCCTGGCCCTTTCCAGACTATCATCGTCAATTTCTTGGGTGGATGTGTCCTGTTGCTGCTTTTCTGTTAGCAACTGTTGAAGTTGTTGAATATATTCGTCTTTTTGGCTTTCATTTTTGCGATATTCTGCAAGTTCCTGTTGCGCCTTATTCATCGCTACAACTGCGTTACGATAGCGACTTTCAGGGACTACGGCTTCTTGAGTATCGTCGGTGGTTTCTTTGATAGATGTATCGGTATTGTCAACCGAGTCTATTTCGGGAGTTGATTCTGTACCTGCATCGGCGGCGGCAGGGGAATCTGTTGTTTCTGTTGATGTTGCATCGATTTGATAATCAGGGTTCATTGACCTGATTTCCTCGTCTAGCGCTTCATCGATTGCATCATAGTCTGGTTTCATAAAATCCATTGTTATAAAGGATTAAGGTGTCTCTCGACACGGGGCAGAGTATTTCAACTGTAGTTCTGCGGCTGTATATTAATAAATCCTAACAAATATTTAATAAATAGTAAATATATATATTTAAGTTATTCTATTTTTAGAAAATCAATTACTGATTTTCTCTCGTTGATTATCTTACGCAGAATAGTAATTTTGCCCTGAATTAACTTAACATTCTTATCTTCCCATTCCAGTTCTTTATGACATTCTTGTAACTCATCTTCCATTAACTCTATAAATAATTTCCATTCCGGCAACGCTGATAAATAGTAAATAGCTTCGGCTTGCTTATGAGTCATAGCCATTAACCTGCCCCCATTCTTTCAATGCCCGCTTGTGCGCCTTGGCTTGGAGATGGTGCTACAGGGTATTGAGGAGGCATAGCGTACTCTGGCATGGTTTCCGGGGCATTAGCGGGGAAATTAGGGTGTGTATTTACTGGCATCAGATGGGGTTGTCCTATCGGTTGTTGATCAGTCAAAGTACCGCCATTATAATCTTTGCCGCCTGCACTTTTATATAAAGCGTCACCCATCGGCGCTATGCCTGGATTCATCGCAACTTCATTAGCCGCCTGGATTGCGATATATTCGCTATCAAGAACGATTTTTGTTTTCTCGGCATCTACCTTTTCTTTTGTAGATTTTTCGGTTTCTACCTGCGCCATTAATAGTGATGCGCGCGCTTGATCTAACACGGTGTCTTGCGGTGCTTGTGGTTGTTCTTCTTCCGGCATTTGTGTGGGTACAGCTTTGTCCGGGTCTATATCCATCGATTTGGCTATTTCTCCCAACAAGTATTTACGATCAATAAATTTGGCATCCAGGGGATTAGCGGTAATATTCAAAAGCTGCATCATTTGTTGTGATCGCTGTTCTTTAGCCAGCAGCGCTGCCGATGCGATAACATCAATCTGCATATCGCCCTTAATATCTTCCTTATCCGACCACTGCATATTCCAATCAAATAGGCTGGTAATAAACGGCTTGATACAAAAATCCTCTAGGTTTCGGATAACGCTTTTGATCGGTAATGATGCTGCGTTCATTTGCAGCGTCATACCGCCCATTGTTTTATTTAACTCGTTACCCTGATCGCCGTAGGTGTACGCCGGTAAATTGGTTTCGTCATCAGCGTAAGATTTAAACATCTCACCCATATCTATCAGTTGACCGGTTGGTATATTCGGTTGAAAGAATCGGACTGCCGGTGTACTGGGATCACCGGAATCACGCAACCATATCTGACCCGGCTTCATGATTGATGGGTCTTGTCCTTCCTTCAACATTGTCACGTTGATTTCAGCCTGGGGAACCGCCACCATCGCCATGCCGTCCAAAATGGAACGGACTACCCCATTAATGCCCAGTTGACTTGAACGTACCATCCTGGCTGGGGATATGCCCCAGAATTGATGCGGCACCTTGTTATATTGAAAAAAATTATAGGGAATTACCTGTTTTTTCATCGGCATTATTTTAGCCAACAGGGTTTTCCCGGCGCATGACCACACTGTTGCCCAGTATGTCTCGATTTCCTCAGCTTCTTTAACGCCCGCTGATGATAGTAATCGACCTGATACCTGCCCCCAGTACTCTAGTACGTCGTAACGTTCGGTCTGATTTGCTGTTGAGTCGGTTATCTTTGCGATATTGCGCCGCGCGGTCTCGTGCCATACTGCAATATGATTCCCTTTGTCGGTCATTGACAATATCTCGTTTATTTTTACCTCGTCAAACCGAGGATCGTCTTTCAACTCAGAGAATTGCTGCCGGTTCAGAACATGTCTCTCAAAACAGCCTGACATATCCTCCTTCCGAGTAGCATAGGGATCAGGGTATACATCAAAAATAGATGGTGAGGCTATTTGAGGCGCGGGTATTTCTGATTTGACCACATCCCATTGTGGTTGTAATTCCTCGCCATCTGGCGGAACACAGCACCATTTTTCTAACTTTTTAACGCTTGCAATCACGCCTTTTAAACAACCGGTTCCGATGATACAGGATTCCAAGAGTACGGAATCGAGATAATCCTCATAATGCAAATCAAGCAGTTGATCTTGTATCTCCTTCGACATAGCCTCGGCCCGGACTTTCATTTTATCAATAAATGCCGTATTAACTGGGTCGTTAGCTTCGTTTTCAGGAATAGGCGTGGGCTGCACATCCCAGTGTTTGTCACCCATTAGGTTTGAAATACGGGAAAACGCACTCATGCATTTGGTGCGAGTCAGACCAATATAGATATGAGAATGAAATTTACTAATTTGGGCTATATTTGATTCGTTTTGTTGATTGAACGCCATTAAATCCTTTAGCCAATCCTCCTCGATCTCTCTCCGAATGGTACTCCATTGTGTCCATTTAGCCAGCAGGGTTGCGCCCAGATTATCATCTGTAGATGTTGTCTTGGAGGAAACAGCTTCTGGAATATCTGTGTTGAGAGTTGGCACTAAACCTTTCATATATCCGCCTATTGGGATGGTTATCATCATCACGATGATTGATTTTCTTACTTATTTTCGATAACTGGGGCACATTCTTAGCATTTCTCCTGCAATAGCATACGCCATAACCCGGTCATCAAAACAATTAATGCTGGCACCATACGAACCATTGTCAAAAACGATATAGGTTTGCATCTCTTGAACCACCTCTTTTGATGTGATTCCGTGGGTTTTCTCGCGTAATTCGGCGCTAAGTTGATCTATTATATACGGTTTACTCTTGCTTGTTGTTGTAAACCCTAACCGGCGCTGTTCTTTTTCTGCGCTACCCCGATCATCAAGGCTTTTTTGCACATAAATATTTGGATAACCGGCATCTCTGAGACAGATATTAACAGCTAATCCGTGGTTGTTATTTTCGCATCCGATCAAGGCGTTGCCGCCGTACCACTTGCCTAGCGCATATAATACTCCTGCAAACAAATCGGGCGCAATATGCCCATGCCATTCAGCACATTGTTCGCCACCCGGTAATTCTCTTACGATAGCGCTGCTATAATCGCCATGGGCAAGTCCCTCAGCCACATCAGCACCGATTACATACCTTTTTGTTGGTTGTGGGTCTACCCATACTCGTAACTCACCATTTTCTCGCGCTATAAATTTGCCGCGTTCCAGAACCATGCGCGTCTTCGGCTTCCAGCAGTTTTTCAGCGCATAAGCTGTTAACTCTTTATTAAAAACACTCCTTCCTGACGATAGAAAGGCATCTTGCCAGCAGTAAGGGTACTCCTGATCTGCGAGGTCTTTGCCCATTTCCTCAATTTTTTTCCTGCGCCAAGCCAGCTGTTCGTTGTCTACACCATAAAGGTGCTGTTTTTTGAGTTCATCAGTCGTAGGTACGAAGTTTGTCGCGTCTTTACGATATTCCGATGTCCAGTTCCAGGGCACAAATATCGCTATATAAGATGACTGGCCCGATACCGCCTGCATCCACATATTGTGAAATTTACCGCCAACCCCGTTAGCTGTGGATTCGAGGATCACTTCTGTATTGTCTAAATCAGGGACAGTTTGCAGTATACCAGAGGAGTGATCTTCTGCGTGTTGCCAAAAGGCGACTTCGGAATTATGCGTTGCTCCGTGAATCGTGCAATATGAATGGTCTTTATGATCCACTTCAAAATCATAAACATCACGCAAACCAGCATCAGCTATTGAGCGTATCCTTAGCCATGCGTAGCCGTTTGATATTTCTGTTTTTTTGATTGACCGTGACCCAAGCGATACAGCAATATCCCTTAATGGTATTGTGTTGACCGGAAACCCTATTGAATCACCTTCCCTTAGCTCACCTAACTCTTTCCAGCCATGCTGCGTAAAAAACCTATGTTCTTTTGTTGCGACTAGAGGGAATTTACCCAACGTCCTGAAAACTACCGACACGCATTCTTTGCTGTTTTTTGATATAAACGATATGGGTGCTATTGCTCCAGTGTGTGTAACAATATTATCACCCACATGAAACGTCTCGATATTCCTGACCCCGCCATAAATAGGATTAATTATTTTTGTCCCAGCGGCTAAACATCCGTGAAAA